ACCCTCGGCACCTGTAAAAGCGGCTACCTGTGAACTGGTGCCACGCCTGATCTGTAGTTGTGTCGCCATCTAAGTCTCCAATGTGGGCCAATCTTCATCTGCAAGATCAGGCCAGTTCTGGTGTAGTGTAATGTCGCGCAAAGCCTGCCGATAGGTTCTGTACTGTGTTTTTTGATCGTCTGTAAGTGGCGCATCAAGCACTTGAGTCCAATCGCTCTCCCTGAGCAATGCATCTCTCTCTAACCGCGCATTTGTTTCTTTCAATTCGTCCGTTTCGACGTGCTCTTTATCTACGACGCTTCCATCGACGACCATTTGCGTAGCGTCATCTGCTACACCTTCTAGGATAAACTCACCATCTTGAGCTTGGATTACAAAATCTGCTTCTGCACACACGCCAGAGCGTAAAATAGTCCCACCTTCTTCATACACAACGAAGTTTTTCACTTTTTAACCTCCAGCAAGGCCAAGCTCCTGCTCGAAACAGTGGAGGTGGTTGCTGCTGCTTGTGGGCTTGTTCCGTTGTTTTCAGCGGTAAGTGTATAAGTCACCGACCCAGCACTCGCGCTAAAATCTGTTAGCGAAAATGAGAAAAAGTGTGTTTCACCAACTCCGGTCAGGGTTTGGGTGAAGATCGTGGAACCGCTGCGCTTAACCCGCGCAGTGACACTATGCGATCTCCCGCTCGATGGCACGGCCTTGAAGCTCGCAAAAATCAGAACGGATGCGCCTGTAGCCGTATGGCTGACAGTTTGGATTGTCACCTCATTATCACTATTGACAACACTGATGTTGCCCGCTGTAAACGCTGACGCGGCGTTACTTACCGCATTGTTTTTTATCTGAGCGGTGTCTACGCCAGCGGCGTGGATAACTAGCTGCCCAGCGCCATCGGTGTCCAACGTGACGTTGTCTATATTGATGCGGTTAGCGTTGATTGTTCCCGTAGTGATAACGCCGCCAGAGATAGCAGTCACATTGGTGTTGACCTCATCGCCAGTGATGAAACTAGTGTCGTTATTAAGCGCAGAAATGTTGTCGCCACCGACCAGAATGCCACCAGCACTTATGATGCCCGTCACATCAAGTTGAGCGGTTGGCACCGTTCCTGACGTAATATTCGAGCCGTTTATATTTGAGACAGTGACCTGAGAAGCGTTAATCGACCCCGCCGTAACAGCGCCGAGATCTGCGGATATAGCCGCCAAATCCGTTACGTTTAATTTAGAAGCGTCTATGGTCGATGCAGCTATCAAGCCGCCCGTAATCTGGTTTGCGGCGATATTAGCGGTCTGGATAAACTCGAAGGAACCGATAGCTGAGACCACCGCAGACGTGGTTATTGAGCCGCTTTGAATCGCCCCGATAATTGCAGTATCAGCAAAAACCTGCGAAGTGTTGATCTGTGCCGACGTGATCGTATTTGCAGCAATCTCAGAGGCCGTCACTGCGTTTGCCGCTATGGCGTTTGCAGTTACGGAATCCGCTGCCAGCTTGACCGCACTTATCGCGCCGCTTGCGATGGAATCAGCGACGACCGCACCCGTTTGTATCGACTCGCTAGAGATTTGACCAGCAGTTAGGCTCGATGCTTGAACCTGTCCGAACACCTGTGTTGCTAGGTTCACTTGATCGTCAAGGTCAGACGCGCTTATCGCTTTGGAGAAACTGGTGCCGGTGAAGCGGTAGACCTTGTTGTCGGTAGAGAGCAGGACGACTCGACCCTGAAAGTTGCCCGTCGTTGGCAGGGATGAAACTACCTCGACGGGTCGCACGGTGTTACTGAATCTGTCTGCTGCTAATGTGCCAGTCAAATCTGCTGCATTGACTAGCGAGGTGAACTCTGGAACCGCGCTGTTGTAGCGATATATTTTGGGCGGACTGTCGCCTGTATTAAATACGAACTTTGGCCCTGTGTAGCCTGTCGGGCTGGGCAAACTCGTCACGACCGACACTGGCTCAACCCCTGACGCAAACGAAGCAGCGGTGATAGAGCCGGGGTCTACCGAAGACGCTGTGAAGATGTCCTCAGACCACGCAGAGCCCGTCCATACGAATAAGGTGTCTGTAGTCGTCAGCAGCTTAATCTGCCCGACGTGCGCCCCTGTTACGCCTGACAGCGTGCTTACAGGCTCAATACCAAACGCATCGCCAGCAGCAAACTCATCTAGCACATCTTGCGCGAAATCATCCAGCACAATCTTTTGTGTGGTAGCTGAGAACGACGCGCTAAATCCAGACAAGTTGCCAGAGCGGTCAGCACTTCTTAACCAATAGTATCGGGTGACACTGTTACCTAAACCCGTAACTGTATGTTGGTCAGACTTTGTTTTAACAATGAGCGTAGATGTCGCTCTGTTGTCTACCGTGTTTTCAAAAATTTCAACGAAGGCCAAGTCACTGTCGCTGGGCAGTGAAAAGTTGAGCTTGATTTGCTGAATGCCACCTGTCGCCGTAATGCTGGATGGGATAGCTGGGGCAGTCTGATCGCCCTGCAATGTGAGAGTGTTCGTTATAAAGCCAGACACCCTGCCTGTGACTGTGACCGCCCTCACCCTGAAGGTGTGTTCCTCTAGCTCTTTCTGCCCCGCGATGGTTGTGCTGGTGCCGTATACCAGAACAGATGAGAACTCAGCGCCCGGATCAGTGACAGCCTCGTTCACCCCTCCGTAGTTCAGTTCTAAGGTCGTAGCATCAGCGACAGAGCCGTAGTCAATCGTCGCTGTGTACGAATCTGTGACTTGCCCGTAGTCAATCTGACTGGCTGATGTGCGCTTAAACTCAACCTCGTAAGCGTTCACATAGGTGTTATTGGTCGGCGCAGTCCAAGCAACACGAACAGCAGGAAGAACGGAGCCATCGTTACCCAGAACAGTCGTTTCTGTAAGCGTCAGTGACGTTGGCGCATCTTGTGCTGGGGTGTTGTCAACAATGTCTGAATAGTCAGGGTTGTTTGGCCCTACTGTGGCGACCACTGTTGACGAATCAGTGTCTGGATTTCGGTCGGATTTAATGAATGGTTGTGTGCTGTCTTTATCTCCTTTGTAGGCAAAAGCGCGCACCCAGTAGTACCGTTGGAGACCAACAGTGATGGGGTCCACAGGATTTGCACTATCGTGAAAAAATTGGGTGCCGCGCGTCTCACCGATTAGCTGCGCGTTTGACCATGAACTGTCAGCAGACGCATATACCGCAATCGTCTCAAATGCTTTTGGGTTTGCCGGGTTTGTCCAGTTAAGTTCAATGTGCTTTAAGCCAGCGCTAGCCGTTAGGTTTTGCGGATCAGGCACACCCCGAAACCCGTCAGTAATAACGCCGGTTGGCGACACTGTGCTGTACTGGGAAGCTGTTGGGTCCGCGTAACTGGTTGAGTCGTCCTCTAGCAGCGTCAGATTTACAACGCCGTCTTGCGTATCACTAAATGTTAACCCCGCGCAGCGAAACACTTTGTTGCTGTAATTTAGTTCTTCCACCGTTACGCTCACGCGGTCACCAACTTGGACGCGCAAACCTTTTAGGTTTGCTGGAAACGTAAGCACTTTTTGTTGGTCGCTTAGTGAAATCTGTTTAAAAGCAATGCGCTGGGCCATAAATGACGTGTTAGTGAACGGCAGTTGCACGTCACGAATCAGCACTTCGTTGGCGTCACGCAATACTGCGCTGATCTGTTGCACTTCTGGCGCTTCAACACTTTTGTGCTGCTGCGCCGGGTCGATAAAAATAGGTCGAATGGTGTTGAACCGCTCACCGCGCTCTACTGACGTTTTCACGGTAATAGCACCAGCTAAATCGTTCTCATCAAGCGATTCGGTAGGCGCTGCGTAAGCACCAGCGCCAATGGTGTAGATGCCGTTTGCGTAAACAAGCGTCCCATTCATTGCCGAAAGCAGCTTGTTTATGTTTGCGCGGTGCGTGTCTGTCGCGTACAGCACACCGTTTGCGGTAAAGCGTTTTTCTGTGGCGCTGCTAGGCACAGCTACTGTTGCGTCACACGCATTTGCTGCGGTAACCACTGCCGCCCAATCAATTTTGTTGGTTGCAACGCTTAAACCGAATTTCGTGTCGGTGAGATAATTTGCAACGCACAACGCTGGGTTTTCTGACCACGCTTGGTAAGTTGCGCTGTTAGGGTTAGCGCCTGCGCTGTTGCCTGCGGCAACGTCTAGGCGTGGGTCGTAGATGTCTTTTTTACCCTTAACCAGCGCTTTAATGTCGCGCGGCGTGAGCCTATCCCACATTTCTTGGCTGCTATCGGTCAATCGCCATTTAGTGACAATGTACGCAATACCACGTGCCTGATGGTTTGCCGTCCAGCCAGTAAACGAAGCGCTGAGCAAAGAACTGACGGCTTGCGTGCTAGTGCCAGTTTTGCGCTCTACAAAACAAATGGTGGTCAAAGGCGCTTCGGTTGTTGGACCGAAATCGCCAGCCGTTACGGCGTTGCCTGTAATAGAGGCGTCAGCGATGCGCGTTTTATCGAAATAAATGTCGGTGACGGATTCGCATTCGTGCGCCGTTAGTGCCACAGCATGGTAAAGGTCTTTGTTGTCTGTCCCGGCTACACCAACAAAGAATATCGGGCCAGATACTAACGCTTCACCATAGACGACTTTTTGCGGTTCTATGGTGCCGCGCACCGTCTGTTGCCTTGTTCGGTCAGTGTCGCTCTGCGGCATCGACACGTCTGGCATCATGCCTTTAATCAGGGCGTTAGCGCCTGCCACGATTGCCGTTGCAGCCGCTACCGTCAACGCAGCCGTGGCATACAGTCCGACAGCCGGTAGCCCAACCGCTAAACCAACGTTAGCAATTGCCGCAATGAATGGGACAACAGGCGGCATTAGACTGCCCAGCCTGCAACAATGTAGCGCGCAGGAATTTGCGACATGCCTTTTTCAGTTAAGCAAACAACGTTTTGCCCTAACCGAATGCCGCAAGCCTCACCAACGATAGGCAAATCAACAACGCAAGGATCACCGTCTTTCGTAGTGTCTGCCGGTTTGCCTAAAATGCTGCCAATAAAGCCCAGCAAGTTGCCTTGGCGCGCAATAAGCGCGTTGGCTTCTGTTTCGTTTTGATAACTAAACTCAGCTGCGTAATCTTTGCCGGTCAGTTCTTTGACCACGAAAGCAATAAATTGGCAACAATCAGAATCGCCATAGCTGAACGATCTGCGTTGCCACTTATTCAGTGCAGCGTGAACCCTCAATGGTAGATGTTGCCGGGGTTAATCGGCCCTATCGCTGGCGTGTTGGAAATACCGGTGATGTTCTGGCTGTTAGCGTCACCCCAGCGTATTTTGGCGCCTTCGATTTGCGCCATAAATTCAAACGCTACATCAGATGCAAAATCATTCTGCTGTTGGCTGTCTGTATATTTGCGGTTGCTAGCTTTATCAAACCTGGCTAATTCAGATTCGCACGTTAGCTGTATCACGTCGCCGCTTTCTGCGCCGACGCTTAAATCCATCTGATCCATAACGCCCTGCCAGACAATAGTCGGGTCAGCTAGCAGCACGTCGTTTGCATCTAGCACGCCCAAATAAACCGTGACAGGCTGATTGTAATAATCTTGTGTTAACGCTGCTCCCGATATGGCAGCGTCTAAGCCAGACAATGCCAGCGTCAGTTTGTAAGGTGACACGTCGATGCCTTCTTCTATTTCGCTGATCGTGCCCAGATCACCGACGCCAAGCCAATGGTTACCGCCCCAAGTAAATGTGCCAATTGAGTTGTGCAGGTAGACGGTGCCGTTTGGAAACTCTAGCTTGGCAAACGTGACCATCGACACGTAGCTAGTCGCAAGCGCGTTAGCAACAGCTGTAGGAAATCCGCGACTCACGCGAGTACGTCCTCAACTGCTTCGATGGTAAAACTGCTAAACGTGCCAGGTCTTGTGTTCCATGACGCTGGGCCAGCCAACATAAAGACACCAGACACTGGGGTGGTGTAATCGATGATCGTGTCGTTAGCTAACGTTTTGCGGATTGGTGGTGCAATCGACAAGCTGATGTTGCCGCTTGCATCGCTATTTGCGTCTGCGACCACCATATGAAGCTCTGAGTTAAACGAAATCATATCCCCGCTGCGCAGGTAGTTGTTAACGCTGGCTGTCGCGCCATTGCACACCAGTGTCACGCCAGTTTGACCAGAGCCGTTAACGGCTAGCGTGCCACCACCAGCGCCGCGCATGACATAGCTGTGATCGTGTAAGTTGAAGCGATGCTGCTGTCCGTTGAGTTTGACCAAGAACGCTTGCATTTCTTTGCGGTTGTCACCGCTCAAATTGTTAAATTGCAGCGATGCTTTCCACA